GACGTGTGCTCTTCCGATCTCGCAGCGCTCAGACCACTCTTCCTTGAAGGTGACCTTAACGGTGACACTTCCGCAGGTATTGGGGAGGTCAGTCTCACCGTAGACCTCCATCATAATCTTCCTGACCTCGGGAAGAGCCTCCTCCGGAACGGTCCAGCACTTGTCATCAGCGTCCCACTTGCGGCCGCCTACGTTCCTGATTGCGTTGACAAAGTCGCGATTAAAAGGGGTGAAAACCGAAGCCCTGCCGTCCTTGATGGTTACTTTGATGTTGCACATAGTCATTACCTCTCTGCTGTTACTTATTGAACCCGTAAATCATGTCGAGCCTTGCGAAGACGCAATCCCTGATGAGGGAGTAGTCAGCCTCGCAGCCATCCGCGGAAAGCTGCCTGATGAGCTCGGCGCGGAACTCGCTAACCTTGCCGTGGATCTCCTGAGTCTCAAGCTTCCAGAGCCCCTTATGGGCGGCGCTGTACTCTGACTCAGCTTTCATGACATCACTGGCGGCGTATCCGATATACATTTTGCTTTCCTCGCTGTTGTTTCAATCTCTATTTCGTATATTACGCCTGTTTTTCACATTTGCAACTCTTTTTTCATATATTTTCGTATTATTTCGTGAGGTGCATCACATATTTAGCAGGAAGGCACAAAAAAGCCCGCAGGAGCGGGCAGGTGGTTACTCTTCGTCTTCGCGGCTGTAGAGTATCCAGGGATCGAGCAGGTTGCGGTAGTAGGTGGACAGCTGGCGCTCCCCCATATCCTCGCGCTGGCTGTAGAAGCTGGCAGTGCGGGCGAGGATTACCTGCTTTATCGCGGACGGCACGTCCTCGATGCTGTCGCAGACCGCCTTGTCATCGTTGCGCCTGATGATCTCGCGGCAGAGATGGTGCTCAGCCTCCTGTGTTGCCGCCGCCATGTACTGCTGGAGCATGTCGGTCTCGGTGTCATCGTCGATGTGCAGGTGCGCCTTGACCTCGGCAAGGGTTACAGCCGGTTCGATGGGATCAGTGAGATATGCGAGCATGAGGCCTCCTTCAAAAAAGCCTCCTTGCGGAGGCTTCGACTGGTTTCAGGACTGGTTTCAGTCGGTTCCGCTACTCGGCTTGGATACCTTGAAGTCGCCCGCGAAGATTCCTGCAGGAACCTCGACGGCGAGGGCAAGGCGTCTGCTTGCGCGGATGGTGTAGAGGTAATGAGTAAAGTCATCCTCGTTGGTGCCGGTCATCTCGACAGCCACCTGCTGGCGGTCATAGATGGTGACGGTCTGGGTGAAGTTGCCGAAGATGAACTTTCCGGCAGGGACAGCGGAGGAGGTGACGACAGGGATGCCCCACACGCTCTTATTGGCAGCAAGGCCGGGGCCGCCGAGCAGATACCTGCCCTGAGAGTCCTTCTCCATCGCAAGCTGTGCCCAGGTCATCGGGTTGAGCACGAGAGCCTCAGGAGTGTAGGCCGCGGTCTCGGCGACGCCCTGGAGGAGCAGGAGGAGGTCGAAGAGGTTCTTCGCGCCGGTAAGCTGTGCACTGGCATCGGTGTAGGAACCGGTCGCAAGGAGTCCCTTGACCTGGGATGCAGAGCCGTCGCCGTTGACAAGCTGGCTCTCGACCTTTGCCTGAAGGCCGTAAAGCATCTTGGTGTTGATGTAGGCGGCAAGGGCAGGAGCATCGTCAGCAAGCTGCTTGGTGATCTTGGTATAGTGAGCCACATTGACGACATTCGCCTTCGCGAGGGTCGGGGCGAACGTGCTCTCGGGGATTTTGCCGGCCTCAGCTACGCCTGCTGCGCTGATGTTGTCGGCTACGGTCACGTAGTCAACGGAGTCGGTGGTTACGGCAATGTGCGGAATCAGAGGCTCAATCTTCTGCGGAACGGTCGGAGTGCCGAAAACGCCGGCATAGAAGGAAGGAGCGAGGGAGGTTGCCTCAGGGCCGGTGGTTCCCACTTTGGTCGCATCCTTGTCGAGGGTGATGACTGCCCTTGCGGAGGTTGCCGCGCCGCTCACGAAGTCAGTGTACGCCTTGTCAGCGACAAAGGAATCGCCGACGGACTTTGCCTCAGCCCTGGCAGGTACGGCCTCGTTCTTCTGGCGGATCTCGAGGAGCTCGCGGGCAAGGTCTGCCTGCTTCGCGCCGAGCTCCTGTGCCTTCTCGGCGAAGGCCTTCGCGGACACGCGGTCGGTCTCAAGACTGGTAAGGCGCTCGCCGATTTTGTCGAGGCCGGTCATGATTTCATTGATGTCAGACATGATTGTCTCCTTTTGTGATTTCAGATTGCGCGAATCTTTGCGAGAATCGCGGAAAGCTCATCGTTGGTTGTCTCGGCCTTTGCCGCCGCGTCAGGATCACCCTGAGCGAGAGCTACGGCCTTAAAGCGGCTGACGATGCCAGTCGCCGTTGACTTCGAGAAGCCTGCATCACGCAGGAGGTGCTCAAAGTCTGACAGGTTTGCAAATTTGGAAAAGTCAACGGACTTCACCTTCTCAATCCTTGCCGCCTTGTCGGCAGGGAAGGTGACGACCGAGATTTCGGGCAGTGCCTCGACGTGCTCGATGAAGCCGCCGCCCCACTGATCGTTCGCGTCCTTAAGGGTATAGTGGGCAGGGTCTATCATCATGCAGACCGAGAAGCCGTCGATGTCTCCGGCCTTTACGGCGCTGTAGACGTCCTTCGCCTGAGAGACCTCAAGGTTAAGCTTCCCCTTGACATACAGCCCCCTGTCATCGGCGGAGACTTCCTCCCACTTGCCGATAGGCACGCTGTAGCGGTCATGATTGAAGAACATCTTCGGCTTCTCCTCGGCGTTGACGCAGTCGTCAAAGGCTCCTTTGACGATGGTGTCGCCGTAGGAGTCAGTGCCGTAGTAGACGCTGGCGTAGCCCTCGATGGTGCCCGCCTCGTCCGTTTCAATCTCAGCCTTGCTGAGGATAATGCTCTTGCGGAAATCCATGGTTCCTCCTAATTTTTGTTCGGCTGTGATGACAGCGGAGTCTCTTCCTTTGACGGGGCGGCTTTCCCGACATCCTCCAGCCGCATGAGGTTGGACTGTACGGTGTGGATGTCCATGCCCTCGGCATTGCCCACTTCCCAGCCTTCCTCACGGGCGATGTCGGCGCGTGTCCGCATGCCGTTCTGGAGCTGGGTGGCGTAAATCTGCGTGCGCTGGTAGTCGTTCGCGCGGTACAGGAACGACAGGCGGAAGCGCACCTCGTGGTGCTTCTCGGCCTTGCAGGCGATGCGCTTCGTGATGGCCTGCTCCGCTGAGATGCAGAGGGGGAGGATGGTCGACTTGTAGAACCAGCCCTCCTCCTTCTCAATGTCGCCCGTTCCGCCGACAAGGCCTGTCGGCACGCCGAACCAGCGGCAGATCTCCTCAACGCTGAAACGGCGCGTCTCAAGAAGCTGAGTCTGAGCAGGAGTCAGCGCGAGCTGCTGAAATTCCATCTGCCGGTCGAGAATGAGGATGCCCTTGCCCTTGCTCCGGAGCTGGCTGAAGCCCCTCACGGTGTCGGCCTTCTGCTGAGGAGTCAGGATGCCGACAGGCTTGATGATGCCAGTCACCTGGCCTCCGCCCGCGAACATGTCGACGGCGTTGCCCTGGGCTGACGCCGCCTCAGTCAGAGTGCCGCGCATGTACTCGATGGTCGAGAGCCCGATGTACCCGTCGCCGAGGTGCTTCCAGTGGAAGACATTGGCAGGGTCAAGCACCTGAATCTCGTTTTTGTCATTGTAGTAATGGTACTCGACAAATCCGGTCTGCTCATTGCGCTTCACGTTCATCTGGTCGGCGCTGAGCGGGGTTATCGAGTACGCCGAGCCGTCGCGCTTCCTGCCGATGAGTGCGTAGGCATTGCCGCGCAGGAGGAGGCTCCGTGTCATCGCCTGCCAGAACTCGAACGGCGACATATTGTAGTTCGGGCTGTTGCCGAGGAGCATCGCGAGCGAGCATGCCTTGTCAGGCTTCCGGCTTCCGTCCTCGCTGATGATGAATACGTCGCAGGGGAGGGACGCAATGGTCGAGGATATGAGGTTGACGCAGGCGTAGACAGCGGACAGCTGCATGCTGAGGTCAGGAGAGACCTGCGTGGAGCCCTCGATAACGCTCCCGAGCGGCTCGTTGTTCTGCCAGCCGCGATGGTCGCCGCCGATGCCGAAGATAGACCTGAAAAATCCGCCTAGACTCATACCGCACCTATATGTCAAACGACTGATGGTGTACTTTCGTACATTATAGCACTATTCGATGGCTGTTGTATATAGTTAGTTTCCACCTGCAACTGTATAGCCTGATTCATACACGTGATCAAAGCTACAATTCCGTCAATTTTGTTCTCCGGCTTCTCCTTGCGCGGGTAGATGTTGTCCTTCGCGTCCATGTGGCAGACGACATTCGATACCATCCAGTCCATAACCGGATTAGGCACGAAGTGTATGCGGTCTTGCAGGACAAGAGCCTGCACCTGCTTCATCGGCTCCGAGAAGTTCTTCACGTTCGGCGACACCTCCACCATCGGCGCACCGTACTGCATCAGGTTCTGCGCAAGCTGTGTCGCCTGCCACGGGTCGAAGCCGATGGCAAGTGTCTGGTAGTACATGAAATCGCGCGCAAGCCATTCCTGAATGGCATCGAGGTCAATGACGGGGCCCTCGGTTGTGTGTATGAGCCCCTGTGATGCCCACCCCTTGTACTGCGAGTTCGCGGATTTGAGCACCTGCTCTGAGGGAAGCCAGAAGTCAGGGAATACGTAGTAGTGAACCAGATTGTCATCCTTAAGCCGCCAGAAGAGTTTCAAAACCGCCGTGATGTCGCTCTTTGACGACAGGTCAATGCCGTAGATGCAGTACTGCCCCAGGAAGTCCTCGATACGTATATCCCTCGCGCACTTCTGCCACTTGAGGAGCGGCATCCACGCGTGGTTCGAGGTGCAGGGGATGTCGAGGTACTTCGTCTTGTAGTTGTTCTCCTCGGCAGGCGTCGCGATGGCCTTGCTGAGGAGCGAGAGGATCTCGCGGGGCTGTACCGAGACGCCGAAGTTCGGTGAGGCCTTGCGGACAGCGTCCTCGGTCTTCCAGTCGTCGCCCTCGTCGATGGTGTACACGATGCCGAAAAGCGTGTCGTCATCCGCCTGATGGCTGAGGATTTTCTGCACGTACTGCCGCTGCTCCATCCATATCCCGTCAAGCACTGTGCCCGCGGTCGTGATGCAGAAAAGCAGGGGCTGGGCGCGCTTGCCGATGGAGGTCTTGACGACATCGTAGACAGTTCGCGTCTTGTGCGCGTGAAGCTCATCGATGATGGCACAGTGCGTGTTGAGTCCGTCAAGCGTTCCGGCGTCGGCGCTCTTCGCCATAAAGCGCGAGTTTGTCCCTGGCACGACAATCGAGTGCGCGAGGACTGAGAGGCCGTAGCGCTCCTTCAGCGGCGCATTGTTCCGCGCCATCGCCTGAGCGTCGTCAAAGACGATCTTCGCCTGCTCGCGCGTCGTCGCGAAGCTGTAGACATCAGCGCCCTTCTCGCCGTCGGCGCAGAGCATGTACAGGGCGACGCCCGACATCAAGGTCGACTTGCCGGAGCCTCGGGGCACCTCCACAAAAGCCTCATGGTAGCGGCGGTGCCCTTTCTCGTCTACCCAGCCGAAGATTGTCGTGAGGATGAAGCACTGCCACGGCTGGAGCTCGATGCGCTCGCCGGCGAGAGGACCCTTCACGTGCCGGAGGAGCGAGATGAAGCGGCAGACGCGCCATGCCCTCTGCTCGTCAAAATGCCATTCAAAATCCTTTCTGCCGAGGTCAGCCTTCTGCCGCTCGCACGCGGCCTTCACCCACCTGCACGCAGGGATTTTGCCGGAGAGCACATCTTCTATATACCTGTTTGCTCTGTCTACATACTCATTCCCTGCCATCTCACACCTCAAAGCTCATCAAAACCGTTCTCCTCACCCGTCTTTTTGCCGCCGAATGTGTGTACCCTTGCCCTGCTCGACGGCGAGAAGCCGAGCTCGGTGATGTACCCGCGGAGCAGGTTCTTGAGCTGATCCTGCTCCTTGAGGAGCGGATGGGCGTAGGTGACTCCGGTCTTCTCATTGACGTAGGTCAGCCCCTCGCGCTGGAGGATCTCCTCAATCTCGACAATCTTCCCCTGAGTGTCAGCCCATGCCGCGAAGGCTGACCAGTCGAGCGTCGCGAGCATGTTCTTCGGAAGCTGCATGACGCTGAAGCGCCACATCTCCTTCGCCTTCTCGCTCAGATAGTCAGGCGGCTCCATCTGAGAGGCGTCAATGAGGTCTGTAGGCTCCTCTGTGTTCAGGCGCTTCTTGTACAGCGTTCCCTGCAGCTTCTTGACCGCGGTGGGTTTCATAGGCCTGCCCATGTTTCTCACCTCTCTTTCTCAATATATATGGTGTTTAGTGTTGTTCGGACACTATATATAGTTGTTTAACCCGTATTGCCCGCGTGTGTAAAAACTTGGGGGCACGGTGCGCTCTTTTACACCCCCGGGGTCATTTCTGACCCCCTACCCCCTCCGCCTCGCCTTCCCCAGCGTCTCCGCGTAGGTCTTGCGCGCGTGGCACTCGTGGCACAGCGCCTGCCAGTTGCCCTCATCCCAGAAGAGCGACATGTCGCCCCTGTGCGGCACGATGTGGTCGACGTCAGTCGCGGGCGTCAGCTTCCCCTGCTTCCTGCACTCCTCGCACCAGGGGTGAAGCTGGAGGAAGAGCGCGCGCGAGCGCTTCCACCTGTCGTTGTTGTACGGCTTCGACCGCTCGCGGAAGTCCTTGCGCGTCCCGTTCAGCCTCTCATGCAGACGCCTGAGCTTCTGCTTATTGTTCGCG